ACGGGAATGACGGGACGGTGTACCAGACCCTGCCCTGGAATCACCGGGGCTGGCACTGCGGATCCGGCAGCAAAGGCAGCGGGAACAATACCCACATCGGGGTGGAGATGTGCGAGCCTGCCTGCATCCGGTATACGTCCGGGTCGAACTTTACCTGCTCCGACCTGTCGGCGGCAAGGGCTGTAGCGAAGCGAACTTACGAGGCGGCGGTGGAGTTATTTGCATACCTGTGTAAGCAGTACAATCTGAATCCGGCCGCGGACGGCGTTGTCATCAGCCACCGGGAAGGGCACAGCCGGGGGATTGCCTCCAACCACGGGGACCCGGAGCATTTGTGGAAGGGGCTTGGCCTGGGCTATACCATGGACGGGTTCCGGAAAGATGTTAAGGCGGGTATGGGGGGAGCTGGGACAACGGAGCCGGAGAACGGCGGATGGTTTCGGGTCAGGAAGTCCTGGACAGACGCAAAGTCCCAGAAAGGGGCGTTCAAAGTGCTTGCCAATGCCAGAAAGTGCGCGGATGAGAATCCGGGGTATTCGGTATACGATGAGTCTGGGAAAGCTGTCTATGGAAGCCAGGGATCCGGAGGCGGATTTTCCCCGTATCTGGTGCAGGTGTCCATCACGGATCTGAATATCCGGAAAGGGCCGGGGACGAATTACGGGAAGACCGGGAAGTATACCGGGAAAGGCGTTTTTACCATTGTGGAGGAAACGGACGGACAGGGGGCTTCCCGTTGGGGCAAGCTGAAATCCGGCGCAGGGTGGATCTCGCTGGATTACGCCCGCAGGATTTAATATCTTCTCTGATAGCTTGCTGACAAGTGAATAGGAAAGGTTAGAATATGGCCTGTCGTTATCTGCTGAAGTATACGCAGATGGCGGCAGGCCTTTTCTTTTTTCGGAAATCAAAAAATCGGGCAGGAAAACTCCTTTGAGCAGAAGAAGGAGGTGTCTGCCTTTGAAAAAAGTAGAAGTGGTGGATACGGGCCGCCTGACGGAGAAAGAGGCGAGGATGAATATGGAAAAATGCGCGGAATTTCTGGCGCGGATGATCCAGAAATATGGGGATGCGATCCTGGCGGAACTGGGAGCCGTAAAAGGGCAGGAAAACAGGGGACATGACGGGGATGCCGGCACCTATTAGGGATGCCGGCTCTTTTTTTGGGAGTCCCGCATAAAAAAGAGGGCGGATCCCTATGAATTTTGTGCGCTGACAGAAATGAAGGAACACGATACATTATAGGTACAGGCAGCCGTGTGACAACGGGAATACGAAAAGGGGGAGAGAACTTGAAGCGAAAAAAATGTTATATTTACACCCGTGTTTCCACTGCCGCCCAGACAGAAGGGTACAGCCTGGACGCCCAGCAGAAGCGGCTGAAAGATTTTGCTGAATATAAAGGGCTGGAAATTGCCGGAGAGTATTGTGACGCTGGAAAATCTGGACACAGCATCAAGGGCAGGCCTGCATTTATGGAGATGATGGATGATATTACCAGTGGCAAGGATGATATTTCCTTTGTCCTGGTATTTAAACTTTCCAGGTTTGGGCGCAATGCGGCGGATGTGCTGAAATCAATGCAGACGCTGATGGATTATGATATCGACCTGATCTGTGTGGAGGACAGCATTGACAGTTCCACCCAGGGTGGTAGGCTGACCTTGGCGATCCTTTCAGCTGTGTCGGAGATTGAGCGGGAGAATATCCGGATCCAGTTCATGTCCGGGAAGATGCAGAAGGTGCTGAAGGGTGGATGGGCAGGCGGGCCGATTCCGTATGGATACCGGAGCAGGGAGGGAGAATTGGTGATAGAACCTTCAGAAGCAGAGGTCATCCGTCTGATCTATGAAAAGTATCTGGAACCGCCGATGAAGCTGAACAGTGTTGTCCGCTGGCTGAATAGCCATGGATACCAGCGTATTTCCCAGGGAACCATCCGTCCCTTTAATAGTGATTTTGTATCCCGTATCTTGAACAATCCTTTTTATTGCGGGAAGATCGTTTATTACCGCAGGGCGAATAAGGGAAGCCCGGATCCAAAGCAGGAGATTGTGGTCCAGGGAAAACATGAGGCTATTGTGACAGAGAAGATTTGGGAACAGGCTCAGGAAAAACGGGGACAGTTGGCCAGGGTAAAAGGGAAACGGGATGAAGAGGATCGGATTAGCTTGCTGTCAGGATTGGTAAAATGTCCAGTCTGCGGGGGCGGGCTTATCAGTAAGAAGAATAAAAGTTTGAACCATAACTATGGGGGATATTATAAAACCGTTTATTCCTATGGGTGCAGAAATTACAGGACATCGGAAGGGCGTGTGTGCAGCTTTTGCCATACCTATAACCAGGAAAGGCTGGATGCGGCCGTGATGGAAGTTATCCAGAAGGTTACCGGGACGGAAGAATTCCGGACGGCTTTTGCCAGGACAGTCGGGAATCAGATGTCTGAGGAAGCGGTGGAAACACAGCTGAAGATGCTCCGGAAAGAGATGCATCACCAGGAGCATGTGAAATATAAATTGGGGATGGAGCTGGACCATCTGGACGTGCTGGCAGAAAGTTATGATCAGCAATATGAAAAATTACAGGCAGAGGTGGACGCGGCATATGACAGGATCGGTCGGATCGAGGATAAGATAGAGAAGCTAAAGCATAAACTGCTGAGGATGAAGCAGGGCATCCATTCCTCTGATAATATCTGCCTGATCCTGAATCATTTTGACAGACTGTATGAAAAAATGAACTATGAAGAGCGCCGGACGCTGTGCCGGCAGTTTATCCAGAGGATTGAAGTATTTCCGGAAAAAGGGGATGACAAGAGGATCCTGAAAAGTATTACTTTCCGTTTCCCCGTTTATTTTGATCTGGGCGGGAATCAGGAAGAGGATGATGAGGATACCCCGGATGAGATGGTAGTCTTTACGCTGGACTGTTCCCGTCTTCCGGTAACGGCGGCAGAGTCCAAAGCCACTTATGCGGAGATAAAAGCCCACGTTCTGAGGATACATGGATTAAAGGTTTCCAGTTTGTATATTGCCCAGGTAAAGCGGAAATATGGCATCGAGATGGGGACAGCTTACAATAAGCTGGAGAAGAATAAGAATCATATCCCGAGATGTCCGAAGGAAAAAGAACTGGCAATCCTGGACGCGTTGAAAACTTACCGGATGATACCGGAATCAACAGAATATTTTGAGGAGGCGGCAGAGTGAGAAAACAGAAATGTTATATTTATATGAGAGTGTCCACAGCCATGCAGGTAGAGGGATATAGCCTTGAGGCACAGAAAGACCGGCTGACGAAATTTGCCCAGTTCCAGGATATGGAGATTGTCCGGGAATACTGTGACGCCGGAAAATCTGGAAAGAATATCACCGGCAGGCCGGAATTTTCCCGGATGCTCCAGGATGTGGCGGAGGAGAAGGACGGCGTTTCCTATATTCTGGTCTTTAAACTCTCACGGTTTGGGCGCAATGCGGCGGATGTGCTCAACTCACTCCAATATATCCAGGATTACGGAGTGAATCTGATCTGCGCGGAGGATGGCATTGACTCTTCCAAAGATTCCGGCAAGCTGACCATTACAGTCCTGTCAGCGGTGGCGGAGATTGAAAGAGAGAATATCCTGGTTCAGACTATGGAAGGCCGGAAACAGAAGGCTAGGGAGGGAAAGTGGAATGGCGGGCAGGCGCCTTTTGGATATGAACTGGATTCAAAAAACAGTACGTTGATTGTGAACCCGGAGGAAGCGGAGATTGTCCGGATCATCTTTGACCAGTTTACCCGGACGGAGGCCGGAGCTGATTCCATCTGTAAATATCTGAACCAGCATGGATATACAAAGAAGCGGCTCCGGGATCAGGAGGTCAGTTACTTTTCCAGAAGCACGATTCTGAAGATACTGGATAATCCGGTTTATGTAGGGAAGATTGCTTACGGGAAAAATAAGACGGAAAAGGTGAAGGGAACAAGGGATCAATATTGCCGGGTGAAGCAGGATGAGTATCTTTTGGCGGATGGATTGCACGATGCGATCATCGATGAGGAAACTTGGGAAGCCGCCAAAGAGAAACGGAAGCGGACGGGTGTCAGATGGGTTAAGACTCACAGCCTGGATCATGAGCATATCTTATCGGGGCTGATTAAATGTCCGCTCTGCGGGGGTGGCATGAGCGGTACCGTGCAGAGAAGGAAAAATAAAAAGACTGGGGAATATAAAGATACATTTTACTACCGCTGCCATCACCGGAAACGAGTTGACGGGCATATCTGTGATTATAAGCCTATGCTTAATCAGAAAGTCTTCAATGCAGAGATTGAGGAATTTATCCGGTATATGGCGGGAGGGGAGAAGTTCAAGGAATTCCTGATGGAAAAACTGGAAGAAAAGGTGGATGTTTCTTCTTTGGAGGAAGAAAAAAAGCAGCTTGCCGGTCAGCTCCAACAGGCTCAGGGATCCAGAAAGAAACTGATACAGATGCTGGAACGTCTGGATCCGGGCGATAAGCATTATGACAGGAAGTACCAGGATATGCAGGAGCGGATGGATAATCTTTATGACCGAATTGCAGAACTGGAAGAAGCAATTACTGATGTGGAGACAAAGATCGGGGCTTCATATGGAAAACAAGTCACAGGGAAAAAGATATACCAATTTCTTCTGGATTTTGATATATTATATGGTAAAATGACGGATCTGGAAAAAAAGGAGTTCATGAGGACATTTATTGAATCCATTGAACTGGATCCGGATGAAAAAGATATGGGACGCATTATCAAGCATATTGATCTGACGTTTCCAGTATACTACGATGGACAGGAAGGCGACCGAATTCGTATGCCCAAAGAAAACACAGTCGAGAC